CAGAGCGATGATCGGAGACGATGCAGAGATCGGATACAGAGCGATGATCGGAAACGAAGCAAGGATCGGAAACGGAGCAGAGATCGGAGACAGTGCAGAGATCGGAAACGGTGCAAAGATCGGAAACGGTGCAAAGATAAAATCAATTATCTTCTCTGGATCGAGACATTTGGTTTCGTATTGGGGTGAGGATCGAATTGATATTGGGTGCAGATCTTTGTCAATTGAAGAGTGGTTTTCCAGATATAATGACATTGGGCGTAAAGAATCTTATGACGATAGGCAAATTGCAGAGTATCGTAAATACATAGAGATAATCGCAGAATTCCACAAATCGCAAAACGAAATATAACAGGCATCCTTAAATGAATTTTGAACTATTAACCGGTTTAAGTATGCTATTGATATTAGCGATAGCATATTTTTTGCAGTGGCTGTTTAAGAAACCTCCGGGTTCAGAGGTGAAAACCTTCATGCGCGATTGGAATAATATTCGAAAAAAATACATCACTGCAGAAGACGATGCTGCTCTTAGGGCAGCTAACTCACAAATTGAGAAATCGAAAAACAAAAGACCTGTCGCTTTTTTGGATCCGACAAAGAGACATAAAAGATGAGGAGAGGAAGTAGATGGAAGTAATACATTCAATTTTAACGACAAACGGATTTCAGCAAACGAGTGATCCCGCAAAATACTACGGCCCTGGCTCGTTGATCGCGGAGATTGGAGACCAGGTGACTCTAACATTTGCGGGGAAGCGTGTGATGGTAACCGATGACCTTGCACACATTTCACATTTTATTTCGGGCTGGTGCCTGCGCGAGAAGAGTACAGTTTCGACCTCATTTGATCGAGGTCCTGGGGTTCTTTCACGTGCTCAGGCCCGCGCTCAAGAGAAAAGTTTCGATGAACGTTTGAGAGAATTTCAATCTAAGCATGAATCAAGAAATTAGAAAAATATATTTTAGTAAAACGCCAATCCCGGCGGCGGCATTTCTTCCGCAATCACACATCCGCGTCTACAACGCGATACTGTCCTACCAGGGCGGAATGGATTCGTGGACTGGGACGATTGAGGTGATATTGAAACGCGTAAATGGATTCGTCTGGCAGGGCAAGACGTGTAAGGAGATAAAACCGCGCAGGGCGTCGCAAATCATTCAGGATCTTAAAAAATGGGGGTGGCTTGAGGTGCAGCGTTCGGGTTATTCTAAACCGAACTCATATAAAGCGACAACGCCGACCGATCTTTTGTTTCAACCTGAACACTCATACGAATCTGCGCCAGTTCCGCGAAATCAAGTCAACGTCGCACAACCTCAAAATTCTCCATTATCGCGTTCGGAAAAATTACGCGATAATGGAAATGAACACCGCGAAAAATGCGGAACTGACCCGCGCTCTAAGGACGCGGAACTGACCCGCGTCTCAGAGGATGCGGATATCTATAAAGAACATTTAAAGAATTCTAAAGAACTTATACAAGAGGAGAAAATGAACATGGAACAAAATGGCAAAATTGTATTTGCGGCTTTTGCCGATTGGGCAAGCAGCAGACTCACGAAGTCTTCTAACGAGGATATTCAATCGGTACTGCATGGAACAAAAAAATACAATGAACTATCGGATTCAATAAAACTAATATACAGCAAATATAAGAACGAAGAGTATTCGAAACTCCAGAGGGTCTCGTGATGGTATCAACGTCGTTAAACGTAGATCACAGATAACTGGAGATTTCAATCCGTTGGCACCTTAACAGCGGATACCGAATCGAACGAACGGTAGAGATTCTCGCAGACCGGGGAGCGACAAGAGAGTTAGTCGATTCAGTTTGGGAGAAAATGGAACAAGAGCAAGAGGCTCTAAGGAGAGTAGGGAAATGAGACGACAACTAAGACAGTTTGAACTTTTGAAACTTACATTTGATGTGGAGGGGATGAACCTTTACATATTTGATAAGTTGAATGAACGACCTTACACTATTGGGAGGTTAAATATTGAGGACGTAAAGTTTCTAACAGCATTGAATTCATTTAGAATGGATGTGAATGAAATCTGTGAATTGAACCTTGATTCAGAGGATGAGCATTTGATTTCCCCGGAAGCGATGTCTTTCACGATGTCGCCTAAGAACGGTTTGAAGGTCGTGATCAATGTTTCCAAAAAACTCATCGAGTCTGGAGACGCTTGGAAGTTCAAAACGCCGACCAGATTTGAAAGACATCGCGATGGCCGTCTCATGATCTCAGAGGAGATGATGACCCGTATTGAGAATCTCAAGGATCAAGTAAACAGAATCGTAAAAGAAGGGAAGTTGATTTCTGTGGATATTCTTTCGAGAGAACAACTTCTGTTCCCGGATGACACGGCGGCATAATGTGAAACGAGAACGCGACATCACAATCGAACATTTTTATGCGGCGATGGAGGAGGGCGAGAAACGTTTTGCATCTCGTGCAAATCAAAAGCCGGTGTGGACGGAAGACCGGGCTCCGTTCACAGAGGAAAAATATTACGAGGTGGAGTCGAGACGAACGGGAGAGCGTTGTTTTGCATCCCGGATTTGTCCGAGTGATGGAAACAATTTGGCACTATATCAAATCGTCCGGTATTCCGATTACCGAAAACGTTGGTTGAAGTCGGATGATTTTGTTTCAGGGTTTAGACGATTCAAAGAACGTCCAGAACCTCTTCACATTGATTGGATAGATCCCGGTTATAAAAAGATAGCCATTCAGGACGATGAACATGGTTCCGTATTACAGGAGTTTGTTGATCTGATGAGAAGGCGGGAGGTTGTTCAGAATGTTGGATAGGAAAATTTTCTCAGCAGTACACTCCGAATTTTCAGGGGATATGCTCACTGAAGTTTTAAGAGAAATTAATATTGGCTTAACCGAGGACGAGTTGAGAAGGCTAATCAAAGTGAGGCTTAGAAAAATCGGAGTCGATGTTCCTCTTGAGTCAATCACGATAGGATCTACTGATCTTCTTAGGAAGCTTGGAAAGGGAAAATTAGAAACCGATCTTGAAAAAAAAGAAGAGGATTGTGTGAGAAAAGACTTAACCGCAATTCAATTGAGTACTTTGAAATTTATTGATGACTTTATTCGAACTGTAGGGCTTCCCCCTACGTATAGAGAGATCGCCTTACATTATGTGGTTACTACTAAGACTATAGTGGATAGAATTCTTTCTATGGAAAGGAAGGGGTTTCTAAAAAGAATGCCGATGAAATCCAGAGGGACAATTTTAACCTCTATGGCAAACGAGATGTTGTTAGAGGCGAAAGAGAAACTGCATGAGCATAAAAAATAATTCAACTTTGAAAGAGACCAAGGTTAAAAAGTTTGAACGATCCGAGTTCGACGCATTACCGGAAAGATTTTTAATCGGAATTGATCCTGGAACAAAAACAGGTGTGGGCGTGTGGGATAGAACAGAGAAAGGGCTCTTAGAAGTGACTACGTTATCTTGCATTCTTGCACAGCAGTTTGTCCTGAATTACAAATGCGTCAACATGGACGTATGTTTAATCATCGAGGATGCGAGAAAGAGAAAATGGTTTGGTCCTAATGCAAATGCAAAACGCCAAGGTGCGGGTTCTGTGAAACGGGATTGTTCTATGTGGGTAGAATTCTGCGAACTGAATAAGATCCCGTATCGACTCGTCCACCCACAGAGAGGCAGAACAAAACACACGTCTGCGGAGTTCCGGACTCTTACCGGTTGGACGGGCCGAACTTCGGAACACTCTCGAGACGCGGCCATGCTTGTTGTGGGAAGGGGTATTCATTTGATCACGTTATACGGACGCGGCTCTTGACTCAAGACGAGATTGATTCATTGTTGTGATATGGATGAAAATAACTGGTTTAATGAATGGCACTAATAAAATTAACTTTTTTCAGATTCGTTTTTTCATACATTATGATAGTTGCCAACTGGAAATATGCGCTTGGGTTAGATCCAGATTACGCCCGTGCGTTTGTAATTCATCTATCTAGTGAAATCGCCTATCTGTTTGCAGCGGCCATTATCTTGAAAAAGAAACAGAACAAAGAAGATGTAATATGAATTCAGAAAACGAAAATAATATAG